ATGGGGGAGCGTGTAATTCCCCCAAGCGTTCGCTATCATTCCGCCATGGCCTACTACGAAAAGCGCGGTGACGCCTGGCGCGCCCAGATCCGCCGCAAAGGATACCCAACCCTTTCCGCCACCTTTGACACCAAGGCAGAAGCCCAGCGCTGGGCAGCCGAGATCGAGGGTGACATGTCGCGTGCGCGCTTTGTCGACATGCGCGAAGCCGAGAGTACCACGCTTGCCGAGGCCCTGGGCCGTTACCTGTCCGAGGTAACTTCCACCAAGAAGGGCGCCAAGCAGGAACAGGTCCGCATCAAGAAGTGGAAAGAGCACAAGCTGGCCAGCAAAGGCTTGGCTGCCATTCGCTCGAGCGACATGGCCGCGTATCGCGATGCTGAACTGAAGGAAGGGAAGTCGACAGCAACCGTCCGCCTCAACCTGGCGGTGATCAGCCATCTCTACACGGTGGCCACCAAGGAATGGGGTATCGAAGGGCTGACCAACCCATGCCGAGCTATCCGGATGCCGAAGGGCAGTAAGGAAAGGGATCGGCGCCCGACGCCGGCGGAGCTCACTGCGCTGTACAAGGCAGCCGGCCAGATGAATGCCCAGCTTCCGGTGTTCATTGAGTTGGCGGTGGAGACGGCGATGCGTCGGTCTGAGCTGTTGATGCTGCGCCGCGACCAGGTGCGCGGCAAAGTGGCCTATCTGGAAGACACCAAGAACGGCGAGCGGCGCGCCGTGCCATTGTCCTCCCGGGCGATCGCCCTGCTGGAGGGGCTGCCCACGCCGATCGGCGGCGGCCGGTACTTCAACCTGGCGCTCAACACGATCAGCAACTACTTCCCCCGGGCCTGCGTAGCCGCCGCGATTGAAGGCTTACGACTGCACGACTTGCGCCATGAGGCGACCAGTCGTCTCTTCGAGCGCGGCTTCACGATGATGGAGGTCGCGAGCATCACCGGGCATAAGACCCTGGCAATGCTGAAGCGCTATACTCACCTCAGCCCTCAAGACTTAGCTGAAAAGCTTGGTTGAAATTTAGGCACAGATAGCCACATAGTCAGCCTGCCGGCGGAAAATGTTTGCTGGAGGCAGAGGAGAATTAACGTGTTTCTCAAGGAAATTGAATACAGCGAGTATGCTGGAACAGCCCAGGAATGGCGTCTTGAACGTACTACCCTTGGTCAGCGAAATTTGGTGGTTGGGAAAAACTCAACAGGCAAAACGAGAACCCTCAACTTAATTGCTGCTATCGCCAGAAGCTTGACTTCCAACGGCCCACTCCCATTGTCATCACATTATCGTATTAAATGGATGCATGAGGAGAAAGAGTACTTTTATGAGCTTCATGTAGAAGATCAGCAAGTGTTATTAGAGTCCCTTGAGATTAATGGTCACTCCTACCTGCATAGAACTAAAGGGGGGGTTGGGCATATATGGGCAGATAAGATCGGTACTGGTCAGTCTATCGAGTTTCAAACTCCTCCATCCGAGATATCGATATTCAAAAGAAGGGATTCGATACAGCATGGATTTCTTGAGCCTATCCATCAATGGGCATCTCAGGTTCGACACTATAGATTCGGTTCGTTGTTTGGCAAAGATCATGTAACGATATTTGTTCCTAACGGTCCGGCAGTCGACGAGCGCGATGAGAATCAAGTCTCTGGCTTGTTCCGTCAAGCAATCAAGCAGTTCGGGCAGTCATATATCGATGCAGTCATAGCTGATATGCATAAGGTTGGTTATGCAATCGAATCCATAGAGCTGGGTGCGCCGGTATCGGTAAGGTTTGAAGGTGTGCCTGGAGAATTGCTCTCAATTCGGGTCAGAGAGCGTGGGCTTACCTGTACGACTGATCAGTTCGGTATGTCACAAGGGATGTATAGGGTTCTATCTCTTTTTGTGCATTTGAATTATATGCAGATGAAGGGTGTGAGTACTTGTGTTGTCGTTGATGATATCGGCGAAGGTTTGGACTTTGAGCGTTCTTGTCAAGTGATCAACGTATTGCGAGAGAAGTCTGAGATATCCGGGCTGCAGTTGATCATGTCAAGCAATGATCGCTTTGTAATGAATGAGGTCCCATTAGAGGAGTGGACTGTTTTGCAGCGAACCGGCTCTTGCGTGCGCGCTCGGAACTACGAAAATTCAGCAGAGCAGTTCGACGAGTTTAGGTTTACTGGTTTGAGTAACTTCTCCTTCTTTGAGATGGATTATCTTAACGAATCAAGGACAGAATAATGCGCCGCATCGCTTTCTTCGTAGAGGGTTACTCAGAGCTTCTATTTGTTGATAAACTAGTTACAGAGATTGCAGGCGCTCATAATGTCACGATTGAGCAGCGGCAGATAAGTGGTGGAGTTAAGGCACCTAGGCAAGTAAAGGTTATTAAGGCTGCCGATGCAAGCGGGGAGCACGAGTTTTTCGTTCTAATTGTTGATTGCGGTGGTGAAACTCAAGTTAAAACCCGTTTGCAAGAAGAACATGAAGGTCTTACCAAGGCTGGGTATGAGAAGATTGTGTGCATAAGAGATGTTCGGCCACAATTCTCTCGTGAGGAAATACCCAAGCTGGAGCAAGGTATGCGCATGTATGTGAAGGGCTCGCTGGCCCCGGTCGATTTCATTCTTACAACCATGGAGCTGGAAGCTTGGTTCCTCGCTGAGTTTAATCACTATGAAAAGATAGATCCGGCTCTCACGGTTGATGCCATACATGGAGCGCTAGGTTTTCATCCCGTGACGGATGACCCATGCCTGCGGGATACCCCGACTGAGGACTTGAGAATTTGCTATGCGATTGCAGGCAAGACATACGAAAAGTCCGAAGTTAGCCGAACAGTTGAGTCGTTGGATTACTTGTATATTTACACGGAGCTTGGGGGGCGTGTTCCAGAGGTCGCGAAGGTTATCCAGCATGTAGACGAATTCCTATCGCCCCGCCCTGTAACTCCTTAAGCTACACCCCGTAAATTTGGGGGTGGGTTACGCTTACGGCCTGTTTTCTTATGCGCCACCTCGCCATTACGCAATTGATGCAGGAATTTGCGCACATCCTCCCTAAGCCAGCAGTGCCGGTTGCCCATCTTGAAGCTCTTGGGCAGCCAAGGCACGCCGCGGCGAATCCCCTCCCTGATTGACGCCTCGGTGCGGCCCAGCAACTTGGCCAAGCCCTCGACCGTCAACACCTCAGTCTCTTCACTCATACCTTCCTCCCGGCCTGACGCGTCAGGTTTTGGTTGTCACATTGATCTGTCACGTCAGGTTCGTTTCGCTGGCGGTAGGGCTGGCTTCGACTCGATGAACGAGCTGGCCGGGTTATCGCCGCCGATGTGGCGGAAGTAGTCGATCTCAACCTTCGCGCTCTCTATCAGCACACGGCTGATATCCGATACTGACTGGGCGCGCTGGACTTCCTTGGCCAAGTTGTCGTCATCGGCCTCACGCACCGCTTCAAGCTGGGCGAACAGGTGGTCGCGAAGGTCGCTGAGCTTATTTTTCATTCCTAGTCTTCCTCTTGATCTCTTTTTTCAGTTCGTTCTGCAGATGGAGGATGTCAACGATCTCCTCCGGCAGTCCTCGGTAGTGGTGGTTGTTGCGCAATTGGTGCTCGGCTCGCGTCCGCAGGCAAAGGTTATCGAGGTTGACGTTCTGGACGTTCCCATCCTTTGCCGCGACGATCATTCCTTCGGGGACTGGGCCGTTTACCCGTTCCCAGGTATGGATATGCAGTGGCTTCCACACATCGGGCTGAGCGATCTTGATTAGGGTGTACCGGCCTTTACGATGGGTAGCGCCTATCGGTCTAGGATCTTGGCCCGGCGATTCTCCCCGGGCTTCACATGCAGCCAGAAAGATTCGTCGATGTGTTTCTGATCGATGTGCCTCGGTCTTACTCAGGCCGAACAGATTGGCCCTCAGTGTGATCGCGGTCTTCGTGCGTTCTGGCAACAACACGAGCATTTCCTTGTTCGTTCGGATCGGATAGAACTGGCGAAGGACAGCATCTTCCGCCTCAGTCCAGCGCTTGACTGGCCCGCGCCTAGTCATGGCTTGCTCCGGCCTGCAGTTCTCCGATAACCGATTGGATGCCGGCCACATAGCTGCCTGGCCGGCCTGCAGTCGCGCCGTTCAATCGCTCTACCACTACCTCGACCGGAGAGCCTCGCAGCGAGGCGACCAAATCAATCGCCCAGTTCCTCGCTTCCAAGTACATGAAGCGATTGATGGGGCCGGCCGGAGGCTGTGCCGGGCCAGATAATTTCCGGGCCGGCTCTGCAATCTGCGCAGACGGGAGCTTTGCAGCCGACCTCGATGCGACCGAGTTGATCTGGCCGCGACCCCGCTTGAGCCCCATCGATTCGATGATCTCCATTGCAGCTTGGCTGACATCGCGATGGCTCATGAGCACCCCCGGAAATGGTCGGCCAGCACTCGGCGCCCGTCCAGGCCGCAGGCGGCGGACAGGTCGAGAACCTGTCCAAAGGTGGTCTCACGCTGCTGCAGAGCATCCCACAGCAGGAGCAGCAGGCCAGCCTGGTTCATGGCTGCTGCACCTGCGTGTCCTGCTGGCCCTGCATCTGGTTTGCCAGCACCAGAGCCCCGAGCAGCGTCTGCTGGCGTTGCTGCAGGTCCAGATACTCGCGGATTGCCTTCACAATCAGGCTGTTCATGCTGCGGTCGTCGGCGGTGGCCGCGGCGTTCACCTGGTCGCGCATGCCATCAGGGAGGCGGACAACAAATTTGTCGGCGGTGCGGCTGTCGTAATCAAACGCCATTGGGCACCTCCTGCGCCTGGCCGGCCTGGATGCGTTCGTAGATCTCCTGGCGGTGAACGGCGACCTCCTCAGGCGCTTCGACACCCAGTCGAACCTGCATCCCCTGGACGCCCAGGACGGTGACGGTGATGTCGTCGTTGATGCGGATGGATTCGCCTACGCGGCGGGTCAAGATGAGCATGTTCAAACTCCATTTTTTGGGCAAGCCGGGGGCCTGCCGCGTTTATTGGCTTTCGCAAAATTCAGGGTTGGATCAGGTCAGGCGGGCAGCGTTATGCCACCACCAAGGCGCACTCTGCGCGCTGGGTTGCTACACGAGTTTCGATCTTTCGCTCGCCGCTGTTGCCGCCACGACGAACACGCATAGCTTGGTCGTCTCCGATCATGCCGTGGATGGCCATAATCAGGGCCAGTGCGGTTACGGCAGGGCTGATGACGCCACGCTTGAATGCCTCAGCAACCAGCGCAGCGCGACGGGTGACACCCCATTTGGTGCCGAGGGCGATCAGGCGCTTCTTGACGCCATCTTCGCTGATGCCCAATGCCCGAGCGGCTTCCTTGCCTGAGGCTCCACCAGCAATGGCAAGCAGACATTCCAGTTCACGCGGAGCAGCACCGCGACCGAGTAATCCCGTAAATCCAGAAAGGGTGATGGTATTGGTGGTCATCTTGGCTGCTCCATGCAGGGTGGCAATGAGCAGAAGATACTAGCGGTTATAACTCTCAGTCAATACCGATGGTTATAAATTTTTGTTCAGTCGAAAAAAGGCCCGCTTTTGCGGGCCGTTTGCTTGGCGGAAAAGTCTCTCAGAGCCTCAGCATGGCTCGGACGACGACGCCAATTATCTTGCAGTTCCCATTCACCTGGAGCATCGGATACGCGGGGTTGAGGGGCTTCAAAAATCTTCGGCCGGCGTCTTCGATCAGCTTTTTGAAGGTCGCCTCGTTGCTGTCGGTCAGTTTCGCCACAACGAGCTTGCCCGAGCTTGCGTCGGCATCTGTGTCCACTAGGATCATCATTCCCTCTGGAATGCTTGTGCCGGTTGGCGCGGTCATTGAGTCACCTTTGACCTCGAGCCAGAACGCGGCGCCTTTCGCTTCGTAATCTGAAACCTCGTACCTGTCCGAGAAGCCGGGCGGAAACGGCTCAACAGCCTCAGCCCAGTCACCAGCTGCCACCCAGCTGATTACCGGATAGCGATAAGACATCGATGGCTGAGCCGTGAGCTTGATATTGCTGTCTTCCGAGGATGCAACTTCACCGATACGAGCCGCCTCGGTGGTGTACGCGATTTCCTTCGCGAGACGGGGGCTAAAAACCGATACCGGAACTTCAAGCATCTTGGCAAAGACTGCAGCTGTGCGAGCGTTGAGAGGGTTGTACCCATTTAGGTAATGGCTAACTGCCGCCTGACTGATCTCAAGTTCGGTCGCTATCGCTCCCTGGGTGACATTTCGGTTCTTCCGGGAGAGGAATACCTCTTTGAGCTTGGCGCATTCTTCAGCTTGTTCTGGGGGAAGGGCTCGTTTTTTCATGTGTTCATCCTAGAACTGATGGTTATGCAGGTCAAAAACCATGGGTGTAGACATTTTCACTACCGGCGGTTATCTTTCGTGCCATAAGCCGTTCTCAGGTGAGCCCATGACACCAGTTCAATTAGCGGATTTTGTTGGTCAACACGGCCAGGAAGAAGCCGCAAAGAAGCTTGGTACCAGCCAGGCCGCAATTAGCAAAGCTATCCGCAGTGGCCGTCAAATCGTTGTTCGTTCGCGCGCTGGCGGATCTCTTGAGGCATTCGAACTCAAGGCATTCCCAAGCAGTGGATCCGTGAGCAGACCACGTGCCGATCTTGAACTGATTATGTCGGTTATCGCGGTTCTTGCAGAGCCAACTGAAGGTGCTGTTCGTTCATACAGTCCCGTGAGTAGCCCTGTATGAAATCACTAGTGTGTTTATCACCTTATGGCGATCGCTTGGGTCTCGGACAATCACACCTAGCTCCGCCGGCTGATCTAAGAAAAACCTTGCACGGACAGGAAACACACCGGTCGGCAAGCATCAGCAAAATTACTTACGAGCCAGGTTTGCGGTCAGGCCTTGATTCCGACTTTTTTTGTGAGAGCTTTGAAGGCAGGGGGAAATTTGAATGATCAGGACAGTCACCGTAAAGCCGCCTTAACCGTGCGGCCCTACCAAATTCTGCGTTTGGCTTAGCCCAGAAAGCAGAAAACCCGGCTTCGCAGGCCGGGCTTCTTAACCAGTCCCCTGGCAGGGACCTTTTGAATCTTCGTCACTTGGAGACGATTTCATGCACCCAAAAAATACCATTGCCGAAACTCCAAATCAACATCCGCCATCTTCAGATGGTGTTTGCCAGCCTGACGGCGGTCTTGCCGCGATCTTCACCAAAGACCAGCGCGCAGTCGTCGTCGGACTGCTGATCGCCGAGCGAAACCATGCCAGTCGTTGGTGGACCTATCTTTCAGAGATGCGCCTCCACGGCCAGTTGCCGGGCTGGGTGGCGGATCAGGAGGTCGGTCGCCATTTGGATTACGACCGTTGGGTCGGTGATTGCCAGGCTACCAATCACGAATTGCTCGGCTTTGAAGGTCACCTCAACAACTACGGTGGTGCCGGGTTGTCGATTATCGACCTCGAAGGGGGCGCGCCACAGAAATCTACCTCTCCAGTCCGTGGCGCGGGAGGTGATGCATGGTAACAGTGCGCACCCAACTGATGCCGATCTCGGTTGCCGGCGAGATCGTCCAGGACGTAACCCTCACCGCCGCCGAAATCGCACGCTTCAACGAAGCCCGCGAGTCATTCAAGTTGATCAAAGCCTTGTACTGGGCGCATGTCGTGCCTTCACTCGGGGGCTTCGACAATCCTGTAACTGGCGAGCTTGAGCGCCTGTTTGAGCGTGTCGTCTTCGACACTCGCAATTTCCTGTACCCGCACCGCAACGCCGCTGCCTTCCATGATGCAAAAGATGTGGGAGGTACGGCATGATCCTGCCTTCTGCAGCTTTCACCACCATGGACACCACCGAGCTGCTGGCGCTAGTCAACGAGGCGCGGGCTTCGTTCGGCGAAGGATCGGTCCGGCACAACGATTTTGTTGCTCGCTGCAAGGATGAGCTCGATGGGGAGCACTACGAAATTTTCGTAGTGCAAAATTTGAACAACACCCAGTCTGAAGGGCTGCGCCTGACCGCTGACCAATGCAAGCTGGTTGCTATGCGTGAGTCGAAGGGTGTTCGTCGTCGCGTACTTGCTCGCCTGAACGAACTGGAGGGGCAGCAGGGCCGACCGATGACCCAGGCCGAGCTCATCGCTGCCAGTGCGAATCAGTTGGTCGCCATCGAGCGGCAGCAGGCCGCCCACCAGGTGGCGCTGGAGCGCGTCGAAGATCGCACGACCAAGCTTGAGCAGGTCCGCTATCTCGATTCCGTGCCCAGCGGCTTCGAGACCATCACCACGATCCGCTACCGCATCAACAATCGCCATGGCCTGCCGGCCTGGGTGGTCAACGCAGTGATGCGTGAGGTTTCAGGGGCTCCGCTGCCGTTCGCCATGGTGCGCAGCCGCCATTCCGACGAAGGGGGACAGCCTTTTGCGATCTGGCCCAAGCCGGCAATCACGCGCCGATTTGACCAGTTCGTGGAGCAATGCGCGTACGTCACATCCGAGCGTGCAACCCATCCGGAGATCCCACAAGGGCGATTCAAGATCAACCCGAGGGCGCCGCAATGACCGACAACGTGATTCCTCTGTTTGGCCGGAAGCCCACCGATCCGGTGGTGATCAACGAGGCGTATTTCGAACCATTGACCAACGACCAGCTCGCGTACCGAGCCTGGAACCACTGCGACCTGGCTGAGGAAATCTTCTTCTCGGATGAGGCAGAGGAAGACTCCCTACGCGAAGCCAAGTTTGAAGTGCTCATGGCGCAGTGGGCTTTGCGGGTGCTGGTTCGGCGACTAACCGGGTTCCCTGCCCTTGAGCTTCGGGAGCAGGTGAACAAGGCGTTTCTTGAACGGCTTGCAATCGATCCGGACGGACTGGCTACAGCGACTGAGCCCTGCGGCGCCGAATCATTGGTGATGGGCCCATGGCCCAGTTACGCCGGGGCTCGACATTTGCCTGAGCGCGAGCGTTGGGTGGTTTACAGCACGGCCAAAGCATATCGGGCCGCAATGGAAGAACAGGGCATCACCATGGCCGAACCCTACGGCCAGTTTGTCCAGCGGGTTACCGCTGAGTTGGAGATCTGAACCCATGAGCATGGAATTGATGGTCAAGGCCATGAAGACCAAGGTCGGTAACCCGCTGCGCAAGTTGGTGCTGATCAAGCTGGCGGACAACGCCAGCGACCAGGGCGAGTGCTGGCCGTCCTATCAGCACGTTGCCGATCAATGCGAGATCGACCGCAGCACCGTGCGCAAGCACATCAAGCAGCTTGCGGCTCAGGGCCTGCTGCGTATCGAGAATAGAGAGGGGCCGAAAGGGAACTCTACCAACCTGTATTACCTGACCCTTTCCGGTGTAGGCCGAAACAGCACCCCTGTAGGCCCAGAAAGCACAGGGGTAGGCCCACAGCCTACAGGGGGTGTAGGCCCAGAAAGCACCAGAACCAGTCACCCTTCTGAACCAGTCAATGAACCTAAACCTACGTGCACTTCGGTGGCGGATGGGTTCGAGCAGTTCTGGAAGCTGTACCCGAAAAAGAAGAGCCGGAAGGACGCGCTGAAGGCCTGGAACAAGATCAACCCTGACGCAGAACTGCAGGTGGTGATGATCACTGCTCTGGCGCAGCACTGCGTGTCGCGGGACTGGACCAAGGATGCCGGCCAGTACATCCCGATGGCCTCCACCTGGCTCAACGGCGAGCGCTGGCACGACGTTCTGCAACCAGCTGGCGCAGCTGCCCAGGGCGGCGCATTCAACAATCTCCCTCACCACACCGATGACATGTACCAGGAGAGCCACGATGGCCGCTCGAATTTCTGATCTGTTCCACCGTCGCCCCTTCATGCGCATCTTCTCCGGCGAGTGCGCCGTGCACGGCCAAGTCGATATGACCGAAGTCGAACAGCTGGACGGCTCGATGCTGGCGCGTGGCTGCAAGCGCTGCGCCTGGGAGGCCCTGCACACCACGCCTCGCGACTCGGCCGAGCGCGCTCTGGCCACCGCCCAGCGCAAGGCCGAGGACACCATGGCCGCGCTGATCGGCGCCGGGATCACGCCGCGCTTCGCCGCCGCCACCTTCGACAGCTATCGAGCCGAGAAAGAGCCGCAGCACAAGGCTCTGGCCAAGTGCGGTGCCTATGCCGAGCAGTTCCCGGCCAACTTCCGAGCAGGTCGTTCGCTTCTGCTGACGGGGAATGTCGGCTGCGGCAAAACTCATCTGGCCAGCGCTATCGTGCGCACCGTGGTTGCCGACCACGGTCGGGCGCTGATCATCCCGGCCGGGGATATCGTGAGCATCGCCCGCGCCTCGATGGTGCCTGGCTCTGGCTACACCGACCGCGATGCAGTGGTCCACCTTGGCGGCCTTGACCTGCTGGTGATTGATGAGGTCGGCGCCCAGAAAGGCAGCGAGTACGAGCTGGGCCTACTGCACAGCATCATCGACCGCCGGTACCAGGCGGTACTGCCGACCGTGGTGGTCAGCAACCTGAATGCCGAGGGCCTCAAGTCATACATTGGTGATCGCGCCCTTGACCGCCTGCGGCAGAACGGTGGCCAGCAGGTTGGCTTCACCTGGTCCTCGATGAGGGCTGTGGCATGAGGGAACTGTTCAGTATCGAGGCGGAGCACGCGCTGCTGGGCGCGCTGCTGCTTGACGCCAACCTCTTCGACGAGATCACCAGCAAGCTGACCACGGAAGACTTCAGCGATCTGGAAAACGCTGCGCTGTATCAGGCGATCCTCAACACCCATGACGCTGGTCACGCCGTCGACGCCGTGACGGTCGGCACGCGCTACCCAGCGCTGCCAAGTGGCGAGGGCACGATCTTCTATGCCGGCACGATCGCCAAGAACACGCCCAGCACCGCGAACTGGAAGTCATACCTCAATACCGTGCTCGAGCGTTCGACGCTGCGGCGAGTGGTCGAGGTGGCCGAGGTCATCCGCGGTAGCGCCCACGATGACAAGCCGGTCGAGGAGATTATCGCGCTGGCGCAGCAGGCTACCGCTGACCTGCGCAACCTCGACAGCGGGGAGCCGGAGTACTACCGCATCAGTGAGGTGCTGCCGGCGGTGATCGACGGGATTGACGCGCGGTTCAACGGCGCAGTCTCGCGCGGACTGACGACTGGTCTGGACGATCTGGATGCCATCCTGTGCGGGCTGCGGCCTGGGCACATGATCGTGGTTGCTGGGCTGCCAGGTTCGGGGAAAACCATTCTCGGCCTGCAGATCGCCCAGCACGTCACCACCCGCCACGGCCATTCCGGTCTGGTGTTCTCGATGGAGATGACCAAGGAAGAGCTGACCGCCCGGGGCATTGCCTCCTTGGGCGGCGTCAGCCTGTCGCGCCTGGATGCCGGTACAACCCTGCAAGATGACGACTGGCCCAGGATCACCAGCGCGGTTGGCCTGCTGGGCAAGGCCCGGCTCTTCGTCAACGACCAGCCGGGGATGACGATGGCGCGCATCCGCTCAATCGCCAGGCAGTGCCAGAAGCGGGAAGGCCTTGACGTGCTGGTGGTGGACTACCTGACCCTAATCGCTTCAGAGGGCGGCCAGAACCGCGCATTGGAAGTCGGCAGGATCAGCACGGCGCTGAAGAACTTGGCCAAGGAGCTCGGCGTGCCGGTGATCGTGCTGGCGCAGTTGAACCGCGGCCCGGCCAACCGACCTGACAAACGCCCGCGCCCGAGCGACCTGCGGGATTCGGGGCAGATCGAGCAGGATGCCGACGCTGTGATCCTGGTGCACCGCGACCCTGACAGCGAAGAGGGTCAGAACGGCGTCACCGAGCTGATCGTGGGCAAATGCCGACACGGAAAGCCCGGCACCTGCCTGGTGCAGGCCATGGGCGAATACGTTCGCTTTGTGCCGTTTCAGGGTCGCCCGCCAAGCGATGACGAGGTGGAGATGGGGCGTGGCACATATGCCCAGCGCTACAAGGGGGCTGACCTGTGATCGAGCCAATCAAGATGGCGCCATGCCCATTCTGCGAAGGGCCGCCTTGCATCACGGCGAAGGATGAGGCCGGTACCGAAATTTCTGAGGGCCACACCTTCGACCCCTCTGACGAGTTCCCGATGGTCTCGGCGCACGTCTGGTGCCACGACTGCGGCGCACAGGGGCCGAACATCGACACGCTGACCCTGGGCACGTTTGAGCAGCTGTATGACCTGCAGGTGGCGGATGTGATGCGGATCGCTGTCGAGAGCTGGAACAACCGCCACGCGAAGGCCCGCGCCTGCTACGACGCTGGCGATCAGAAAGGCCTCAATCTCTGGCCGAGGAGGGACACATGAGCGCTGCCAAGACTCTCACCGTGACCCTCAGTGATGCGGAGATCCGCCGGCATGCCACCGGCGAGGTCTTCCAGCTGCGCGATACCCGCCACCGGGAGCTGCGGTTCCGGTTCTCGACTGTTGACCGTTCCCGCGGCGCCTGGCACGTCGTGGTGCGCGGTCGCTGGGGCAAGGCCGGCGATTACCCAGGGATCAACACCAAGACCATGCTGGCCACGCTTCCGGCCATCCTGGCGCGCCGGGCTGCCGATGCCGATGCCAAGTCGACGACCACCAACTGGGCCACGGTGGGCGATGTGCTGGCGTGGTACCGCGACCGGATGAGCCGTGACCGGGGGCTTTCGGCCAAGCGCAAGGCAAGTGCCAAATCGGCGCTTGATCGCCATCTGGTGCCTCGCCTGGGTGACCTGCCGCTGGCCGAGACCAACAAGCAGGCGATCGACCAGCGCCTGATGTGGCCGATGCAGGAGCGCTATGCGCTGTCTTTCGTGCGTTCGGTGTATGGCGTGCTCTCGGTGGCGTTCCGTCAGGCCTTGCGCTTGGACATGCTGCCGGCCAACCCCATGGCCTCGCTGAAGTTCACCGACTTCGTGCGAACCCGGATCAGGCCCCGGCCGGCGCGCCTGCGCGGTGACGATGTGCCGGGCTTGCTGGTGGTGGTGGCCGAGCGCTTCGAGGTGGAGCCGGCGGGCTGCATGCTGGCCCTGATGATGCTGTGCCACGGCTCCCGTCTGGGTGAGACCCGGCTGGCGTGCTGGCGCAACGTCAACCTCGACGCGGGGCGCTGGTTCATCCCGGCCGGCGACACCAAGACCAAGGCGGAGCACACGCTGCCGCTGACGATCCAGGCCTGCGCGCTGCTGCGCCGATACCAAGGCCTGCAGGTCGCCCAGGGCTACACCGGGCCGCTGTTGTTCCCGGGCAGCCACGGTGCACCGCTGAGCCCGAGCAAGGCCAACACCTTGTTCACTGATCTGGCCAAGGGCGAATGGTCGAGCCATGACCTGCGCAAGGTGGCCCGCACGGCGTGGACCGACCTTGGGGTGGACTACATGGTGGGCGAACTGCTGTTGAACCACGCCATGAAGGACCTCGACGCTACCTACATCCACACCACCGCCGAGGGCCTGAAGCGTCAGGCGCTGGAGGCCTGGCACAAGCATCTCGACGGGCAGGGATTCGCCGCCATTCACACCGAGACATTGCCGGGACACAAAACCGAGCCTGCAACCGCCGACGCCACTACCGGCGCGGGTTGCAGCACCTCACAGCATCCATCCCAAGGGAGGATGTTTAATCAAGAATCCAAGCCAGGAGATGGCCATGAGTAACGTCGCAGCGGTCATGCCGCGCAAGACCCTGACCCCTGTCGAGCGGCAGTTCCTGAAGCAGGGCAATCGCATGCTACTGGACCAAACCAATGGCCGGATCGCCTCGGCAGCCCTGATGGATATCGTGGCCGACTGGCACGGGTCCCGGGCCGCCCAGGGCTTCGAGCAATTCGCTAAGGCCTGGATCATCCAAGGCGGCGCAAAGAACAAACATGCCTACAAGCTGCTGTGCGAGCTGTTCGGCCTGGACACCGACCCAACGCCCCGGAGGGCTGCATGAATACAAGGAAACCAATTCGCCTGCCGCTGGGTGATACCGAGCAGATGCTCGAGCAGTGGGGGCTGTGGCGAATGGATGGAATGGGAGTGCCTAGCTACGTCTCCCCGGCTTGGGCGTTGATGAGGGACGCCACGCCGTCGAAGTCGAAGGGGTACGCGATCACGGATGAGTTGGCCATGGCGGTTGATGGAGCCGTGGCCAGGCTGTGCGCGCGGGACAAACAGATGGGTGACTTCATCTGGCTGTACTACGGCTCGAAGTGGCCGGCCAAGCGGATCGGCATTAAGTACAAAATGAGTGAGGCCAGCGCGCGGCAGCTCATTAAAACTGGAGTGGGGTGGATCGACTGCGCCTTGGATCGTCTGCGAGAGGCTGCGTAAAAAGGGGTTGCACGCGCGGAATAGGACTGTTTTTATAGCAGCGTGTCCAGCTTGCAACGCACCGAGACACTGACAAACCCCGGCCATTGCGTCGGGGTTTTTGTTGCGTGCAAGGCCGGTTAGAATCGCTCCTCATCTAAGGAAGATCTGAGGCTAGCCATGAAGCGCGACATGAAGCTGGTGAAAGATGTGCTGGAGTTCATCGAGTATACGGTTACCCTGGATGGGCCAACCCACTCTGAACTCATGGAAGAGGTACTGGCCAATCACGGCGTACTAGGTAGCGGTGAGGCTGAGGACGCTTTGCTTGAAGAAATTATCTACCAGGTGGCTATTTTGGAGTCTGGTGGGTTTTTGGCGAAGACCGAGGTAGAGCCAAGCGGCGATCGCCCCGATGAGATCTATTACCAGCTCACATGGGCTGGGCATGACCTCCTCGACTCCATTAACAAACGTCAGTATCAATGAATCTCTTCTAGTTACTCAGGGCCCCGGCAAACGTCGGGGCTTTTCGTTATTGAGCCTCGGCATTTGCCGGGGCTTTTTCGTATTCGGCCCCACCATACCCATCGCCCCAAGCTGGGTGTGCTGTTGGGGCCGAACCTACTCCACTCCCCAAAAGGGAGGAATCGAGATGCCAAACATGCCCGAGAAGGATCCTGGCCTGTGGGCCGCTGTGCTCGCCTGGGTGCTTGCTCACCAGCCGCAGCTGTATACCGGTGGCATGGCTGCTGCCGTGGCCATGTGTCGTGTCATCTACGGCGGTGGCCGCGGTCGCAAGATCGCCCTCGAGGGCACGATCTGCGGCTTGATAGCTATCAGCCTGCTACCAGTGCTGGAGTACTTCGCGCTTCCCCCCAACCTCTCTGTCTTCGCGGGTTGCCTTGTCGGATTCGTTGGGGTGGAGAAGTTGCGCGAGTACTCCGACCGATTCATGAGCAAGAAGGTAGAGGGCTGATGGCCTGCAGCGGATGCGCTGAGAGGCGCGAACGGATGATGAAGTGGACGAGGGTGGCATATGAACGAGCACGCAGTCTCCTTGCTGGAGCAGATGCTGGCCGAGCAGAAGAAGCAGACCGGCCTGCTCGAGCAGATCGCAAGCCAGAACCTGGAGCTGATCGAAGCTCTGGCTGACGATGTGGACATCGACCAAGACGAACTGCCTCGCGCTCACTATCTGGACGGATCGCCATGCCGATGAGGCCTCAGCGCCCATGCCGGGCACAGGGCTGCCGGGCGCTGCATCGCAATGCCAATGGCTACTGCGATGGCCACGCCGAGATGGCTGCCGAGCAGGCCAAGGCCTGGGCGACACGTAAGGGGTCGGGCCGTGGCGGTCGCCCCTGGCGCCGCAAGCGTGAGCGAATCCTGAAGAGAGACCAGTACCTCTGTCGGTGCGATGACTGCACCCAGCTTGGCCGGATCCGCGAAGCGCATGAGGTTGACCACATCGTGGCCCTGGCCCACGGCGGCACGGACGATGACGACAACCTTCGAGCCATCAACCGCGACTGCCACAAGACGAAGACGCAGCGGGAGTCGAAATCGGTCAAAAAATGATCGAAAACGGCGCAAATGAGACGAAATCTCGTCTATAGGGAGGGGGAGGGTCAAAAGTTCAGGCCCTTTTGCTCGGACACCGCGCCCTCAGTCGTTTTTTTACACCCGCGAAATATAAAGTTTAGTGGAGGCGCCGATGCCAGGGGTTGCCGGGCGCTCCGGCCGTCGCCCAAAACCCACGGCCCAGAAGGCGTTGGCCGGCAATCCCGGCAAGCGCAAGCTGAACAAGGACGAACCAGATTTCGCCCTCGTGACCAATGTCGACGCGCCCGAATGGCTGTGCGAACACGCCACCCGGGTATGGGAAATGCTGGTTCCGGAACTGCTCCGGGCAAAGGTTCTTGCCCTGACCGACATGCACAACGTCGAGGCGTTCTGCTCTGCTTACGGCAACTGGCGAAGGGCACAAGAATCGGTTATCGCCCACGGCATCGTGGTGGCAGGAGCCACTGGCGGGCCGGTGAAAAATCCGGCGCTCACTGCAGCTAACGAAGCGATGCGCCAGATGGTCACCTTCGGTTCGATGCTGGGTCTGGATCCGGCCAGCCGCACGCGGATCATCGGCGGCAACAAGCAGAAATCCACCAACGAGTTCGCAGCCCTACTGAGTTCCTGATGGCCAGAGCCAAATACACCAACGTCGACAAGGCGATGGCGTGGGCAAAGTCCGTCCTCAAAGGAAAGTTTCCCGCCTGCCGCTTCATCCACCAGGCGATAGAGCGGCACTTCGATGACGTAGCGGCCAGCCGATCGAAGGATTACCCGTACAAGTTCGACCCGGCCAAGGCTGAGAAAAAGCTGCGGCTCATGCAGCTGCTGCCTCACACCAAGGGCGAATGGGCGTTCAAGCGACAGCTGATCACCCTGGAGCCTTGGCAGCTCTTCGGCCTGGCCTGCACCTTCGGCTGGGTCCGGAAGAAGGGCGGGTACCGGCGCTTCCGCGAGAGCTACTGGGAAGTGCCGCGCAAGAACGGCAAATCGGTGATTGCTGCCGGCGTTGGCATCAGCATGTTCACTGCCGACAACGAGTTCGGCGCCGAGGTCTACTCCGGTGCGACCACCGAGAAACAGGCGTGGGAGGTGTTCCGTCCTGCAAGGTTGATGGTCAGTCGCTCCCCGATGCTGATCGAGGCAGCAGGCATCGAGGTCAACGCCTCGAACCTGAACATCCCGTCCAACGGCAGCCGCTTCGAGCCGCTGATCGGCAACCCCGGTGATGGTGCGTCGCCGTCCTGCGCGATCATCGACGAATACCACGAGCACGACAGTGCGGCCCAGTACGACACGATGCTCACCGGCATGGGCGCACGCCGTCAGCCGTTGATGTTCATCATCACCACAGCCGGCGCGAATATTGAGGGTCCGTGCTACGACAAGCGGCGCCAGGTCATCGAGATGCTCAACGGCACCGTCCCCGACGACGAGCTGTTCGGCTACATCTGGACGCTCGACGACGGCGACGACTGGACCGACCCGAAGAACTTGGCCAAGGCCAACCCCTGCATGGGAGTGTCCGTGTTCCAGGAGTACCTGGAGAGCCAGCTGGCCAGGGCGATCCGCTCGGCGCGCTTCACCAACACGTTCAAGACCAAGCACTTGAACCTGTGGGTGAGCGCCAAGTCCGGCTTCTTCAACATGGAGAGCTGGAAAGCCTGCGAGGACAAGACGCTCACGCTTGAACAGTTTGAGGGCCAGGAGTGGGTTGCCGGCTTCGACCTGGCGCGGAAGCTGGACATGAACTCCAGGGCCAGGCTGTTCTGGCGTGAGGTCGATGGGAAAATCCACTACTACAGCGTCGGGCCCGCGTTCTGGGTGCCGGAAGACACGGCCAACGACGTAGACAACAAGCGAATGTCCGAGCGCTTCCAAGCCTGGGTCAACACTGGCCATCTGATCGCCACGCCCGGTGCCGAGGTCGATTACCGCGAAATCCTCGAGGACACCAAGGACGCTAACAAGCTGGCACCCATCAGGGAGAGCCCGATCGACCCGCACGGAGCCACTGGTCTGAGCCATGACCTGGACGACGAGGGCTTCAACCCGATCACCATCACCCAGAACTACACCAACATGTCCGACGGCATGAAGGAGCTGGAGGCAGCAATTGAGGCGGGCCGCTTCCACCACGACGGCAATCCGATCATGACCTGGTGTATCGGCAACGTGATCGGCAAGAACCTGCCGGGTAACGATGACGTGGTGCGACCAATCAAGCAGGGCGAAGACAACAAGATCGACGGCGCCGTGGCACTGATCATGGCTGTTGGATCGGTTCTGCGCCTGGCTGCCGAAGGCTCTGGCGGCTTCGACAACTTCTTCGCCAACCCTATCGTGGTTGGCTAATGGGACAACCTATGAAAACTGGCCTGATCATCTTTCTGGTGCTTGCCGCCGGCGGCTTGCTGCTGGGCGTTGCTGGCGTATATGTGCTGGCCGGCCTGGGTTACGCGCTGCTGGCCGCTGCCGGTTCGCTACTGGTCGCCGCGGGCTTCATTCGCAAGGGGTTGATCGGTGGCTAAATCACTCACGCAGATCCTCGGCCAGGCCTTGGTGAAGTCGGCCGAGCCGGGAGTGGCTTCGAGCCTGGCTGGATGGGCTGGCCGCAAGATTGGCCTCACCGACTCCGCGTTCTGGAACACGTACTACGGCACCGATTCAGCGTCGGGAAAGGTGGTCAGTCAGCAGACGGCGTTGCAGCTCTCGACGGTGTGGGCTTGCGTGCGCTTGATCGCCGAGACCATTGCAACGCTGCCGATCGCTCTGTATGAGGACAAGAACGGCGCGCCGGTGGTGGCCAGCTCCCACCCGGTCAACTTCGTCATCAGCCAGCAGCCGAACGCCGATCAAACCCCGGTGGAATTCTGGGAGAACGTCCTGGCCAGCTTGTTGCTGCAGGGGAACGCCTTCTGCGAGCCTCACCAGAGCGGCCGCACGCTGACCAGCCTGGAATTTCTATTACCGCAGAACATGTCGCCACCGCGACGCTTGGCCGATGGCTCGATCGAGTACCGCTACATCGACAACTTCGGCAAGCCTCACACGTTGACCGAGGATCAGATGGTGCACGTGCGAGCCTTCGGCGTTGACCCGCTTTGCGGCCTGTCACCTCTGGCCTACGGGCGACAGGTGCTGGGCTCGGCCATGGCGGCTGATGAGTCGGCGGCCAAGATGTTCGCCAACGGCATGAAGCTGGGCGGCGTCCTGTCCACGGACCAGATCCTCAAGCCGGAACAGCGGAAGGATATCCGCGAGGACATGATCAAGCAGTTCTCAGGCGCGACGAACCACGGCAAGACGATGGTTCTCGAAGCGGGCATGAAGTACCAGCAGGTATCCATGACGCCTGAGGATGCCCAGATGCTGCAGACCAGGGCGTTCAACGTCGAGGAGATTTGCCGCTGGTTCCGCGTGCCGCCGTGGATGGTCGGGCACACACAGAACTCCACCAGCTGGGGCACCGGCATGGAGCAGCAGATGATCGGCTTCCTATCCTTCACCCTGCTGCCGTGGATCAAACGCATCGAGATGTGCGCCAACCGGCGTCTGCTGCGCCCTGACGAACGTCGCCGCTTCTACGTGAAGTTCAACCCGGAAGGGCTGCTGCGCATGGACAGCGCGGCGCGGGCGGCCTTCTACAGCTCCATGACGCAGAACGGTATCTACTCGCGAGACGACTGCCGAATCAAAGAAAACCTGCCACCGCAGGGCGGTAACGCCGCGAAGCTCACCGTGCAATCCAACATGCTGCCGATCGACAAGCTGGGTGAAGACCCCGGCGGTGCCAACCAGGCCAAGTCGGCGCTGCTCGACTGGCTCAATGACCAGCCAAGAGGTAATACCCCATGAGGCACAAGGATCGACTGGCGGCGGTCAAGTACCGCTCTTTCGACTATGACGTGAAGGCTGTCGGCGACGACGGCCTTTTTTCTGGCTACGGCTCAGTATTCGGCGTGGTCGACAGCTACAAGGAGGTCGTTGCGCCGGGTGCCTTTCTCGAATCGATCGAGGATACCAAGGCCAAGGGCCGCACCTTCCCTGTCCTGTGGCAGCACATGACCCGAGAACCAATTGGCAGTTGGGACATTGAAAGCCTGAAGGAAGACGATCACGGCTTGTTTGGCGATGGTGAGCTGTGGCTTCCAGACGCGCCGTACGCCCGTATCGCCTTCCGAGGCATGCAGACGAGATCGATCACTGGTCTATCTATCGGCTACTACGTCCGCGAGTCGAGCTTCGACCAGAAGACCGGTATTCGAACCCTGACGAAACTCGATCTGATCGAGATATCGATCGTCACCGTGCCCGCCAATGACGAGGCGCGCACCGACACCATCAAGTCGAAACTGGCCCATGGCGGCCTGCCTTCGATGCCCGAATTTGAGTTGCTCCTGCGCGAGGCAGGCTTCTCGAAATCTCAGTCCACGGTGATTGCCAACCGCGGGCTGCAGCACCTGCTCCGGAGCGAGTCCGAGGGCGACCTGGCAGCAATCGAAATCGTCGAGGCGTTGAAATCGCGCCCAGCTCTTTCTCTCCCATCGTTTTGAGGATTCATCATGCATAACGCCATGAGCAACCAGGCTCGCTCCGAACACCGCCAGTTCCAGCGCAAGGAGCACGCCGAAGACAAGCTGCAACTGAAGGCGGTCAACGACCTGCTCGACGAGCGCGACAAAGAGATCAAGGCATTCGCCGCCAAGGCGACTGAAGAGATCAAGTCGCACGGCACCATCTTGGCCGACACCAAGACCATTCTCGATGGCCTGGTGAAAGACGGCTTGGGCCTGCAGGACCGCCTGCAGGAGATCGAGCAGAAGATGGCTCGCCGCTTCTCCGCGAATGATCCGGTCGACTTCAAGTCGGCTGGCGAGGAGCTGACCGAATGCGACGACTTCAAGTCGCTGCAAACCCGAGGTCGCGGGATCGTTCGTGTAGGTCGGAAGGCCGTCACCAACATCACCAGCGCTACCACCGGGACCGGTGGTGTCGGCGTGGCCATCCAGCCGACCCGCGTACCCGGCATCGTGGTGGGCCCAGAGCGTGAGTTCACCATTCGCGACTTGATCATGCCAGGCCGCACCGGCTCGAACGCGGTCGAGTTCGTGCAGGAAACCGGCTTCCAGAACATGGCCGCGCCGCAGGCGGGTGAGGGCGCCGCGAAGGCCCAGTCCGATCTGTCCTTCGGCCTAAAGACTACCAACGTCATCACCATTGCCCACTGGTTCCGCGCTTCCAAGCAGGTGCTGTCGGACATCCCGCTGCTGCAGAGCTACATCAACGGCCGCGCGATCTACGGCCTGAAGTACAAGGAAGAGGAGCAGCTGCTGGCCGGCGACGGCACCGGGCAGAATCTGCTGGGCCTGATCCCGCAGGCTACTGCGTTCAACGAGGCGCTGCGCAAGACCGGCGACACCAAGATCGACACCCTGCGCCGCGCGATCCTGCAGGTGCGCGTTGCCGAATACCGCGCTTCGGCCATCGCCCTGAACCCGGTGGACTGGGCCGACATCGAGCTGACCAAGGACGCAAACGGCTCCTACATCTGGGTGAACGTCCAAGAAGGCGGCGTGCAGCGCCTGTGGAAGCTGCCGGTTGTGGACAGCAACGCAGTGCCAGAAGGCGAATTCCTGGTCGGTGCGATGAACATCGCGGCCCAGGTGTTCGACCGTGAGGAGGCGGCTGTCGAGGTATCCACCGAGGATGGTGACAACTTCCGCACCAACATGGTCACCATTCGCGCCGAGGAGCGCCTGGCTCTGGCGGTGTACCGCCCCGAGTCGTTCGTGCACGGCGAATTCGAAGCCACCCCTTAATCCGCCCAGGAGCACGCCCGGGAAACCGGGCGTTACTGCACATGCCAGACGTCAAAGTGAAAACCATCAAGGGCTTCAACAACGGTGGCGCGTACGTCAAGCGCAACCAAGAAATTACCGTCGATGAGCTGCGTGCTCGCGATTTGCTGCGTAATGGCCTGATCGAGGATTACGACGTGAAGAAAGCCCAGGAACCCGAGAACAAGAAGGCGCCGGAGCCGGCCAACAAAGGCGGAAAGGGAGCGGCCACCAAGCCCAAGGAGTGATCCATGTCCGTGATCGCCATCGACATCGCCATGCACCATCTGCTAGCCGAGCCAGACGACCAGGTGCTGGTACAGGCGCAGCTTGAGGCGGCAGAAGGGGCGGCGATGCAATTCCTAAATCGACGCTTCTATCTGGATCAGGTAGCGCTCGACCAGGCCCGTGCCGGCGTTCCGGCGGCGATGCGGGCGGCCAAAGAGGCGAATGCCGCCGCCGTGGCTGACGCCGAGGCCGAGCCGGACAATGCACTACGCTGCCGCCTGCTCGAGCATGCCCGGCAGGTGCTGGCCGACGCCTACGACCAGGCCGACGCAATCGCCTATGGCATGGTGATCAATGCCCAGATCCAGGCGGCCTGCTTGCTCAAGCTGGGCCACTTGTTCGCCAACCGCGAAGATGTCGTCACCGGCACCATTGCCACCGAGCTGCCGCTGGCGTCCCAGCATCTGCTGATGCCGCACCGCATCCGGATGGGTGTGTGATGCAGGCCGGCAGACTGCGGCACCGCATCGACATTCAGGAGCTGAGGCCGGTGCGTGACCCGGTGACCCTGGAATTCGGCGAACCTGAATGGGTCTCCCGCTGGGAGAAATGCCCGGCCAGTGTCGAAGACTTGTCGGCCAGGGACTTCATCGCGGCTCAGGCCGGCCAATCACAGGCCACCAGCAGGATGGTGATCCGGTACCGGCCTGGCGTGCTTCCAACCATGCGCATCATTCACCGAGGCGAGGTTTACAGCATCGTCGGCCCGCCACTGGCTGACCCAAAGTCCGGTCTGGACTATCTGACGATATTGGTCGAGAAGGGGGTGAAGGATGGGTGACGGTGTCGATTTCAGCATTCTTGGCTTGGACAGCCTGCTGGGAAAGTTATCGGAGGTCAGCGTTGATGTTCGCCGCAAGGGTGGCCGGGCCGCGCTTCGCAAGGCTGCCCAGGTGGTGGTGCAGAAGGCTAAGGCAGGCGCTGAGCGCATCGACGACAAGGCCACTGGACGGTCGATATCGGACAACATCGCACTGCGCTGGAATGGGCGGCTGTTCAAGCGCACTGGCGACCTGGGTTTCCGGATCGGTGTGCTGCACGGCGCGGTGCTCAAGGATGGCGGAGATCTCAGCTCAAACGCTCCGACGCCTCACTGGCGCTTGATCGAGTTCGGCACGGAGAAAATGCCCGCCGCACCATTCATGCGCCCGGCCCTGGCCGACAGCATCAGCGAGGTGACCAACACTTTCGTCACCGAGTACGAGAAGGCAATCGACCGTGCCATTCGGCGCGCAGCGAAGAAGGCGGCAGGCTCATGACACCACCCATCGTACAGGCCTGCCTGCAGAGCCCTGCCGTTACCGCGCTGCTCGGCGCCGGGACTGGCATGCGCCTCTACTCGTTTGGCGAAGCGGAGCAGGGCGTGACCAAGCCATACGCTGTTTGGCAGATCGTCAGCGGCAGCCCCGAGAACTATCTGGCTGGCCGCCCGGATCTAGACAGCGTCACCCTGCAGGTCGATGTCTACGCCGCGACCGGCGATTCTGCCCGAAAGGTTCGTGACGCGATCCGTGATGCGGTTGAGCTGGACGCCTACGTCACCCGCTGGGGGGTCGAAGGTCGCGATCCAGAGACGAAGAATTACCGAGCCAGCTTCGACGTGGACTGGATGGTTCACCGGTAGAGCTGCAACAAACCCCAATAGCCCGCCCAGTGCGGGTTTTCTTTTGCCCGCAATTGGAGAGACCCATGGCGATTCTCGCTCAAGGCACCCAGATCTACGCCCTGGTGCCCAAAGTTGGTAACCCGTCCGAGTTCGAAGTTATCGAAATCGAGTGTGCAACGGCGTTCAACCCGGGCGGCAACCCGGCTGACCAGGTTGAGGTGACCTGCCTCAGCGATACGGTCCGTAAGTATCTGCGCGGCCTGCGCACGCCAGGCCAGGCTTCGCTGACACTCAACGTCGACCCGCGCAACCCGTCCCACGTTCGCCTCCACCAGATCTCCGAGGATGACACCATCGAGAGCATTCGTTGGGTGGTGGGCTGGTCCGATGGCAAAGATATCAAGCCGACTGTTGGCGTCGCTGGCGCAATTGCGGCCATCGAATTAACCAGCGGCGGTTCCGGCTATACCTCGGCGCCTACCGTTGCGTTCTCTGGTGGCGGCGGTACCGGCGCTGCTGCAACCGCGATCATCGAGGACGGCAAAGTGATTGGCTTTAACATCACCAATGCCGGCTCCGGTTACACCAGCAAGCCGAGTATCACACTCACCGGTGGCGCCGGTACCGGCGCAGCAGCTTCGGCGATCCTGGGCGACGCGGATGACTTCGTGTTGCCGTCGACCCGAACCTGGTTCTTGTTCGACGGCTACGTATCTGACTTCCCGTTCGATTTCGCGGCGAACGCGGCGGTGACCACTGCTGCCACCATCCAGCGTTCCGGCGGCTCCGCCTGGATTCGCAAGACCACCAACGCCTGAGGTAACGCATGAAACTGACACTCGACGCGCTCAAGGGCGTAGGTTCGTTTACCGGGCGTCCGGTGGAGAAAGAAATCAGCTGGCTCCAGAACGGCACCAAGCTCACCGCAACTGTGTATGTCCGTCCCTTGGGCTATCAGACGGCTGTCAACGACGTGCTGTCGTTCAACGGTAAGCACGACACCATCGCCGGCAAGATCGCTGCTTCGATCTGCGACGAGCATGGTTACCCGATTTTCAGCAGTCCGATGGACATCACTCACGGCCCGCTTGATCCGGTGGAGCTGGAAAAAGACCCGGAGAGCACCAAGCGCTTAGGTTCGCTTGACGGAGCCCTGTCTGTCGCCCTGTTGCTTGCCATTCAGCAGGTCAATGACTTGGGAAAGACGAAGAGCTCACCGAGCGAGACGAGATCTGGCACGAGCTCGTCCTCTCCGGGGTCGGGGGCTCGACGATCGCGCAAGCCAAGGAAACCCTCAGCCTGAGCGAGTTCCGATCTTGGGTGAAGTACAGGAAGCGCCGCGGAACTCTTCACATCGGCATGCGTGTAGAGCGCTCGATGTCCATGCTGGCGGCGCTGATGGCAAACCTGCACCGTGACCAGAAGAAGCGGCCGACTCCTTACACCTGGAAGGACTTTGCACTGCATGAGGATGAGGAAGGGCCAATCTCCCTTGAGGACGCTATGAGCACATGGGCGTAGCGGTTTTCGCTATTCGCCGATGAGGTGTTAAATTGGCACCTTTCAATCCAAGGGAGTGGCCATGGAATTCCTCACCGGCAGCTACATATTGATCGCTGCAGCCTCATTTTTTCTGTACATACTCCCGATGATGATTGCTTTTCATCGACATCACGAAAATTACACCGTGATTTTCTTGGTTAATCTTCTGCTGGGTTGGACAGTAGTCGCTTGGGTTGTCTGCCTCATTTGGTCTCTCATTGGAAAGCCGAGGGCTTTTGGCGAAATCAAGAGCTCTCCAGTATCGCAATCCAGGTATGAGGAGCTCGAAAAGATTTCTGAACTTCGTTCCAGCGGAGTTCTAACGACCGAAGAATTCGAGAGAGAGAAGTCTCGAATACTGAAATGATATCGAAACCCGCCAATCGGCGGGTTTTTTAATGTCCGGAGAAAGTAATGGCATCAAGATCTCTAGGCACTTTGACTCTTGATGTCATTGCGCAAGTCGGCGGCTTCGTAGCCGGCATGGATAAGGCTGAGCGCACCTCGGAGAAATGGCGAAAGCAAGTTGAGAAAAATGCTAAAGCTGTAGGTACGGCAATAGGTGCCGGGCTCGCTACGGGTATTACTGCCATAACGGCGATGACCATTTCAGCGGTAAATTCCGCTTCTGAAATAGCCAATTTGGCCGCTGTGGCGAACGTTAGTACCACTGACTTCCAAAGGCTGGCAGTGGGCGCCAAGACTGTTGGAATTGAGCAAGACAAGCTTTCCGACATTCTCAAAGACGTGAATGACAAAGTTGGTGATTTTCTTAACACCGGCGGCGGGGGAATGGCTGACTTCTTCGAGCAGATCGCTCCGAAGGTAGGGGTTACTGCCGAACAGTTCCGAAACCTCAGCGGTAGTCAGGCGCTGGGGCTTTATGTATCCAGCCTAGAAAAGGCAAAGGTCAGTCAGTCCGACATGACTTTTTACCTCGAAGCGCTAGCCAGCGATGCCACCGCATTGCTTCCCCTTCTCCGGAACAATTCCGAGGGGTTCAAGCGGTTTGGCGATGCTGCCGAGGCTGCTGGGTCAGTTATGGATGAGAAGACCATCCGGGCGGCTCAAGAGCTTCGAGCGGCGAACTGGTTAGTTGATCAGTCCGTCAGCGGTCTCGCTAATCAACTGACGAGCGCAATGCTGCCAACGCTAGCGAATTTCGCCACTAGGTTGAACGATGCGACCATAAATGGCGTTTTGGCCAAGCGTGTATCGGATGACCTGGCCGCCAGCCTGCGTGCACTTGGCAAGTTTGCTGTCGGCACGGTAGCTGGCATCCATCTACTTGGCGTTGGGCTCAAGACGCTATCTGATGTCGATAACGCCATGGTTGGCGGTGAGGGCGCTAAGTGGTGGGATCGATACCTGCCTCCGGTGAGGATTTACAACGCATTCAAGAACGTCGACGCCATGGGCAAGACGATCAACGATGCGAAGGCCCAAATGGGGGATCTCGCCGTAGGGTATGGGGACCTGATGGCGTCATTCGATGAAGAGCCTGGCCAGGGTCCAACGAACCAGGTTAAAGAGCTGGCCGATCTCCTCGAACAGATGAGAAAAGGTCAGTCAGGAAACTTCACAGCTATCACGCCGGCCCAGCAGGAAGCCGCCAAAGCAGCCGAAGCAGCAGCCAAGAAGCTGCAGGGCCAGTTCGACACTGCCGAAGAGGGCTACAAGCGGCAGATCGCCCTGATCAACACCGAAACCGACAAGCGCAAGGAGGCCACCGAGGTCGCCAAGCTTCAGTTCGAACTGGAGTCGGGCAACCTCACGGGCCTGAGCGCCAAGCAGCAGGAGCGTTTGAAAGGCCTGGCAGCCGAGCTGGACCAGCTGAAAAAGCTGAAGCAGGCCAAGGAGGATGACAAGGCGGTCAGCGAGTTTGGCGCAAGCGTGAAGCGGCAACTGGACATCGACCAGCGCGCTCTGGACGCGCCATTGCTGAACGCCTATAGCAGCGACGAGATGAAGCAGCGGGCGCTGGATCTGCTGGCGATCGAGCAGGACTACCAGGACCAGCTTGAGGATTTACGGCAGCGGCACGAAGCCGGCGACGTTTCGGATTCGGCGTATGAGCGCGAGACGAAAATTCTCAATGATGCGCTGGAAGAGCGTCGGGCCATGCAGGAGAAGTACTACGAGGACATCGACAAACTTCAGCTCAACGGTACGGCCGGCTTCCTCAGCGGCTTTGCCACCCAGGCCGAAGCCGCGATGGACCTTTACGGCAGCATGCAGCAGGTCGGCGCCGATACCTTGGCCAACCTGACGGATGCTGTCACCGAGTGGGCCGAGACTGGAAAGCTCGATGTCGAGGGCTTTGCCTCAACGTTCATTCAATCCATGGGCAACGCGCTTCTATCCTTTGCCGCCGCGCAGGTAGCCATGGCTGCCCTGAACGCCTTCGTTTCCATGATCGGCGTTCCCTTCGTGGGTCCAGCGATTGCACCTGGTGCTGCAATCGCCGCCGCCGGCGCCGCTGGTGTGCTCATGTCCGCTGTTGGCGCCTCGCTGGATGGCCAGGCGCACGACGGCATCGATTACGTGCCGGCTGATGGCACCTGGAACCTGAAGAAGGGCGAACGGGTTACCACCGCCGAAACCAGCGCGAAGCTTGACCGCACATTGGATAGCGTGGCGAAAAACTCGAATCAGCCTGGGGCTCTGAAGATCATCAACAATGGCCCGCCGGTGCGGGCGCGTCGCGAAATGTCCGAGGGCGAACTGGCAGTGATCCTTGATGCAGCTGAGGACAGGATCGCCAGTGGGTTCGCCCGCGGTACAGGCAAGGTCAGTCGTGCCGCCGGGGCGGCCTACGGCTTGAGGAGGGACCCGAAATGACGGCGCTTGAAGTTGTTTACGCCTCGGGTGGGGATGACATAGTTCCAACGCTGGAGATTTCCTGCCCTGCCTGGGACAAGACGCTTTACCTGGTGCAGGACTTCGAAGACTTCCGGGCAACGACCGAGGCCGGCAAAACAGTCACGTTCCTGGCCTCGGCCATCGACGTGGCGTTGCCAGCCAAGGACAACAGTGGTGCACAGACGCTGACCTTCGTTATCGACAACGTAACGGGCGAAGCGCAGCAGCTGATCGATGCATCACTCGAAGCCGAGGCCAGGGTCACCATCGTTTACCGCGAGTACCTGTACAGCATCCCCGGCGAGCCTGCTGACAGGCCATACCGGATGACATCGTTCGGCGGGACCATGGATGGACCTACGATCCAGATCGAGGCCGGCTATTACGACCTGATCAACATGATGTGGAACAGGTTCCGCTACACCACCGATTTCGCTCCAGCACTGACCTACCAGTAGCCATGTACGACAAATATTTCACCGCGACGTATGAAGACGGGGCGCGGGGTGAGGTCGTGGGCGGCCGATATCTGCTCGACTGCTGGGGCCTGGTCCTGGCTATCCGCGAGGAAGTGCTCGGCCTGCCGCCTCTGCCTTCTTTCGGGCCAATCGACCGCCGGGACCTTCGCTCATCCGCCAAGGCCTATGCCAAGTACTCCGACCTGATGCCAGTTGGGCCACCAGTTCCTGGGGCAATTGCCGCCGTGATTCATGGTGGGCTGTGCACACACGTCGGTGTCGTCGTCCTGATTGACGGCGAGTTGCGGGTCTTCGAGACCAACCCCGTTGCAGGGGTAACCAACATGCGCTTGATCGACTTCGAGCGATCCTACCCAAAGGTCAAATACCATCGTGATCGAGATCTTCCCGAGCAAGCTTGAAGGCGGGCCGCTTGAGCGCCATCCGTTGGAGCAGGCCACTACCCTCGAGGCGTGGCTGAAGGCCAAGGTCAAGGGTTACGAGCCAAGGCCGGTACCGCCGATCAGCATCCTGGTGAACGGCGAACTGGTTGTGCCGTCCGCCTGGTGTGAAACTGAGGTTGGGCCGGATGACCAGGTGGCAATCTACATCGAGCCAAAGGGCAGCTCTCTCAAGACCATCTTCAAGCCTGGCCCGCTGGCCAAGCTGTTTGGCCTGGGCAACCCTTTCGACCCGGTTAAGCCGGCCACGCCCAACATGCAGAACCGGAGCTCGAAGGAGCTGAACCTGTCGACGGTGAAGGGTAACCTGCCCGCACTGAATGATGTGATCCCAGAACTGGCAGGCTCGCCGAAACGGTTCCCGGACCTGCTGGCGCCGGTTCATCGATACTTCGGTGATCCCAACGAGCAATGGGCGGAATTGCTGTTGTGCATCGGCAGGGGCAAATATCAGGTGTTGCCCAGCAATATTCTGGTCGGTGACACGCCGATCGCTTCCCTTGGCGGTACCGCCAGCTACGCGATTTATGGCCCTGGCGAAGACTTGGCCAGCGAGACAGCCGCCCAGTGGTGGCATAGCGCAACCGAGGTTGGGGCGACCAACACCGGCAATGCCGGGCTCACGCTGACTACCACAGTTGCAGTGCAGCAGCAGTTCTCTGGCAGTGCCGTTCAGGCGAGTGACTTTGTGATCACAGTTCCGGAGGGGGCAGGGTGGTTCCCGGCCGGCTGGGCGGCCGGCATGATTGCTCGCATTGAGGTGCCTTACTCGTACACCTTCACCGCGCCCGCCGATGGTAGCGCCACGGTGATCATCGGCAAGCACCTGCCTATGCTGTTGCCCTTTGTTGGCATGAAGATCGAGATCACCGGTGCCAACGCCGGCGAGTATGTCGTGGCCACCTACGACCCGGAGGTGCCAGGCACTCCGGAAGTGCCTGGTAGTGCTTCCATGGTGACCGGCAGCGCAGCGCCGAACCGCTTCAACTTCGATGTTGTGCCGCTGAGCTTCACCGTGAGTCGCGGCGCGAGCACGTTTCCCGTGACGCTGAACACGGCCACCACCAACCTGGCCGGCTTGGTGTCGGCGGTGAATAGCGCATTGGCTGGTACGCCGCTGGTGGCCAGTGCTTCTGCTGGTCTGCTGCGTATTGCCGAGCAGACCGCGCCATTCAGCGGCGTTGGGCTGGGCCTTACTGGAACGACTTCGGACATTTTCGGGGCCAGTCCGGTGTTCGTAACCGGCACCAAGTCGGAAGCTGCGACTGATGGCCAGTTCGCGAAGATGACCCTGGCATACGACGGAGGTGCGCCGGTTATCGGCCTGCAGGTCGGGGAGTTGCTATCGACCATCGGCTACCGCGACCTTCGGTATCGCATCACAGCGGTTGCCGACGACTCCGAGGAGGATGACGAGGACACTCCGGAAAACGAAGCGCACGGGCCGTCCGCCATCACCGTCGCACGCTTGACTGACACCGGCGCCGTGCATGACGAATGGGAAGGATTCGACCCTATCGAAACCAACGATGTGAACATCGTCCTTGATGGTTCGACCACCGAGGGCGATTGGTCCGGCCCCATCGCCGCGCTGCCTGATGGTGAGGTCACCCGTCGGCTTGAGGTGGACTTCTTCTTCCCGCAGGGGCTGATCCGTTACACGGACAAGAACGGCAACCCACGCCAGGTCAGCGTCAAGGTCGAGATCCAGTACCGCGACATCGCGACAGCGGGTGATTGGACATCCGTGACTACGACGTACACAGCCACATCACCGGACCAGATGGGCTACACCCGCAAAATTTCGCTGCCAACCTTCATGCGCCCGGAAGTGCGCGTGCGTAGGATCGGCGAGGAGTCGACCAGCTCCAACAAGCAGGACCGCGTGCAGTGGTATGGCCTGCGCGCCAGAATCGAGCGAGCGCCGCGCCGCTATGAAGGCGTCACGGTCATGGTGGTTTACATCAAGGGCAGCAACCGGCTTTCTGCTCAATCCCAGACGATGGTCTCGGTCCGGCCAACCCGGGTGCTGCCGGTGCGCAGCGGAGGTGCTTGGGCTGTCGAAACGCCCACCAGGGACATCGTACCGTGGCTCGCTCACGTCGCTCGCAGCATTGGTTATACCGACGACGACCTTGACCTGGCCGAACTGGACCGCCTGGATGCGATTTGGCGGGCGCGTGGTGACAAATTCGACCTTGAGGTGAATGGCCAGGAAACGGTGCTTGAGGCGCTAAACACTGCGCTGATGGCCGGCTTTGCTGAGTTGACCATAGACCGTGGGCTGATACGCCCAGTGCGTGACGAACCTCGGTCGGTGTACGAGCACCTGTACACGCCGCAGAGCATGGTGGCGAGACTGGTCCGTAAGTTCACCACGGTGCGGCCAGACGATTACGACGGGGTAGATGTCGAGTACATGGACGAGGACACCTGGCAGAAGGAAACAGTGAAGTGCCGTCTACCTGGTGACCAAGGACTGAAGACAGAGAAGATCACGCTGAGAGGGGTGATTAACCGGGATCGGGCTTGGCGGATCGGGATGCGGCAGCGGCGGCGGTACAAGTACCAACGTCACGGCTATACGTTCTCTACGGAGCTCGCCGCGATGAACAGCCGGTACAAGAGCTACTGCGCCGCCTCCGACGACATACCTGGATACGGGCAGAGCTCATTGCTGATCGACCTTCAGGAGGGCAATGACCTGACCCTGTTGGAGAGTTCGGAGCCGCTGCCGTGGGAGGAGGGGGCCAACCACGTTGTGGGCCTTCGCCGCCCAGATGGCACGCTAAGCGGCCCATGGCCGGCAACCCGGGTCGACGAGACCAGGCTGACGGTTCCCCAGCTCGACTTCGTTCCGGATCTGTCGTGGGACATCGAGCCGCCGCACCTGCAGTTCGGCACGACCACCCGCTGGAGCTACCCGATCCTGATCGAATCCATCAAGCCGAATGACTTCACCGCCGATGTCGAGGCCGTGAACTATGACGCGCGGGTCTATGCCGACGATGACAACTTTGCACCGACCTGAGGAAGGGCCTGATGCATTCGATACCTGACAACCTTCCGCTGCCGTTGCGCGAGGGCTATGGGTTCGCACCGGTGAGCCCCATCGAGCGAACGCCTCTGGTTACCGGCAGAGCAATGCAGCGCCGGCGCTACCGGACGGTTCCCACCCTGGTGAACGTCTCTTGGATGTTCACGGCCACCGAGGCAAAGCTGTTCGACGGTTGGCGCAAGTGGGGAATCAAGTGGGCGGACTGGTTTCTCTGTCCGCTCAAAACACCGCTGGGCCTGCAGCCGACCCGGGCTCGGTTCACGGATACGCCAGTGGTGCCGGAGCTAGTGGGTGTCGACCTCTGGCGCTACACCGCAGAGCTGGAGCTGTTCGAACTGCCCATCGTTGACGAGGCAGAGTTCACCTCGCTGCTCGCCGGTATGTCGATCACGGTAATGACGGCCCAGCTGCGAGCCTTGCTGGAGCGCTGGTACACCAAGTCGTGGCCAGGCGCCACGGCTACCTAA